ATGTTGGTTATGATCATCTAAAATTGATTGTTTCATAATTTTGTTGGTGTTTTCAAATGTTTCTTCAACATCACGTCCAAAATGATCTTTAATATATTTGTACCCAATTAATTTCATTTCAGATATAGAAGATTGAACAAATTGACCAACTTGAAAGTGAAAATCTTTAGGAGATAATTGAGAGGTTTTCATTATCATTCTTGGGTTTCTGTATGATTTCACAGACCAAATGTAAATTTTCATTGGTTTTTTAAGAGTAAAGTTTTGATTTGCCATTGTTAAAATTTTTAATTGTTTATATTAATCAAATATAACACTATTCTATGTTATAAACAAAAGTTAATAAAACTATCTTATAGCATAAGACCCATAGTTTGGTCTACCTAATTTATTTACTACACTATATCTCAATGCGTCAAGTGAATGATTGAAAGCGTCTATTGGTTTATTAGTCAATTGACCATTTTTGTCCTCAATATATTTGTAATTTCTTAATTCTTTTATTGTGTTGATGCTGTTTTCTGTAACGTGCAACTTATATCTTCTGATCATATCAATTCCAATATTAATAGCACCTTTGTAGGTAGGTTTTGCATTAAAACCCATTCTGTGTATTTCCTCTATTGATTTTGGCTCTGCACTATCACAGAACACCTCATCTCGTCTATCCAATCCCAATCGTTTAAACTCATTGCCTATATCTTGGTTGGTCATTCCCGTTCTGTAAATAAGCTCATTTACGAACATATCTTGGTCTAATATGTAAGTTTCTACCATTGAAGTGGGATCGTTGCTAAAACCGAAGTCTAAACCCCTTGAAACGAGTTTGGCATTGTGTGGTATTTCCTTGATAGTTTTAAAATCAAATATTAAAGACCTACTTTGTCCTCGTTCTCCTAAACCATAAACTCGCCAATAATTCTCGTCCGTGTTTTTTAGTCGTTCAATTTCGGTTATTATTTCATTACTTAAAAAAGGATTGTCCTTGTAAGTTGTTTGGTAAAATTCAACATCTTCCCGAGTAAGTACCTTGTCATATATCCAATGGAACTCATCAGACGGGTTGTAGTCAATTATTATCCGTTCTGTTGTACGGAATATAAGCTGTTGCCAATCTTCAAAATTAATTTCGTTTGCTTCATTGACAAATAATAGGTCTCTTTTTCTACCACGTATTTTTTGTGGTTGATCAAGCGAGATAAACTCAATAAGATTATTATTAATGTAATACTCATTCCCACTTTTTGAGTGATCACCCTCATTGTAAATTTGATTAGTTTTTAATATTTCAAGGAAATCTCGCATAACAGTTCCTCTAACAGCAGGGAACGTCTTACGGCAAATTGTAATTGTTTTTTTGGTATTTGAGTAACAATATTTAAAGATTATCCATAATAGTATATTGTAGGTTTTCCCCGAACGAGTTCCACCCTGCTCAACTAATATTTTTGTCTTTGCATTGTCGCAATGCCTAAAAACCTTATTCGTCTGTATTTCCACTATCCTCGTCTAAATTATCGGTATCTATTATTTTTATCTCAAATAATTTTTCTCCGTCTGATCCCGTAATCTCTTGGCGCTCAACATAACCTCTTTTCTTTCCTTTTGTTGCAAGGTAAAACTTGATCAACGTAGTATTTCCGTCTCTTATTTGTTCGAACATTTTGCTCTCCGTAAAATCAAGTGCCACGTTGCCAATGTCATTTACTTCCTTTTTAAATTCGGGATCATTGTTGTAGTACTCATAAAAGGTTGATCGGTGTATTCCTACATTTTTACAAGCATTAGTAACCACCCCCATTGATTTTTCCAACGCATTGATCAAAGACTTCTTAGTGTGTCGGATTTTGTCTGATTTACTCATTTGATATATTTGTCTAAATTTATATTATAATCGTAACCAAATTCGTTTAGTAATTGTTTCAANTTACCATTTGGAAAACTTTGTGAAGCATATCCTAACTTAAATACATAATTTTTAAAATTTGTCAAATCAATTTCATTGTGGTGTTCCAAATACTCTGCAATTTTATTCTTACTCGATTGTTTCTTAATGCTGTCAAATAAATTCTGTTTTGACTTTATTCCTAATTGAGTAAAATACTTATGGATATTCCCTGCGTGATTTGATAATTTTAATAGTGGTTTAGTATGATGCTTATATTCTTTTATTCCGTCTTTTATTAGTTTTCGCATAATCGCAATCTGTTGGTCCATATTGTCAAACAAATAAGGATAATCCTCGCCAACTAATTCGGGAAAGGTGCACCTATTTGGTAATACAACTACTTGATCATTCATAATACTTTCTGCTATACTAATACAAAATGTTTCGTGCCTACTATTAATTACATTTGAGTGGCACTTGGACAATTCCTTTAAATAGTCTTGGTGTTTAGTAAATGATTTAACTATGGTATAAGGTTTTTTATTTATTGTATTAATATTGTCCTTATCTCCTGCTGTTAATATCACTTGGAAATCTAATCCCTCACTATGCAATTGATCAAATATTGCAAAGGTATCTTTCCAATTTTTGTACCCGTCCAACCTATGATTATAGATAAAGGTAAATTTTTCATATTTTTGCCCTTGTTCTATTTCATTGCAATAACCACCTAAACTTATTTGGCTCTTTTCCTTTAATAACGAAATTTTATCAGAATTTAGCACATCATTTGCTTCCTCTATAAGCATATCATAACAATATTTGGTATGGAAGAAATTCATATCAGCACCCAATGATCCAACTAATTGGTCATATAAAATGTGCATACAAGGTAAATAACTCGTTACCTTTTCTAAACTTCGGTGTATTACATAATGGTGGTAATTAAATACTTTTGGTCTAAAGTCATCAACAATAGTATCTTGGAAATACCTTAAATGGTGTCCTTGCTCGACCACATTGTTCCAAATAATATCAAAGGAATATTTTTTAAATATTTCCCTAAAAATATTACTATTAAAATGAATAACTTGGTGCTTTTTAGATTTAGGCATTGGTATCTTTAAAATTTTAACCAATGAATTTAAATCGTCTTTTACATATTTTCTATTCGCATCAATAAGTAAAAAAAAATTGTACCTACCCGTCTTTAGTAATTCGTTGCATAGTTGCTTAATAATAATATAATTGCTGTCGGCATTTAAAACATCAACCGATAGCATTGGATATATTAATATATTTAATTTTGGATTTTGCATATTACGTTTGGATATTTTTTAATAAATTCTTGAAAGTCCTTTTCCATTTTTTCATATTGGTAATATGGCATAGATAAATTTATGATCACTTCATCTGTTGTTGGTGTTTCGGTGTCCTCTGTGAAATCTCCCTCATCAAAAGTTTCCTCTAATGCCATAACCTCTAATCCCCAATCATTTAGTAAATCTGTGTCCCAATTGTTTGCAAGTAAATCCCAATCCCATTGTCCAAAACCTACATTGTCTTTTATAATAAACTGATTTTGTTCGTCTAATGTTAAATCTTCTATTTTGGTAACCCAAATCTCTTTTAGTCCTGCTTCAACACTTGCTTTGTATCGCATATTCCCACCAAGTATAACATTGTCTTGGTTTACTACAATTGGTCTAATTTCAAGCATTTTAGGAAATTCCTTTATGCTATTAACTAATTTTTTGAATTTAAAATCTTTTATAAATCTTGGGTTGTTTTCGTTCTCACGTATTTCGTGAATTTTTACTTTTTTAGTTTTCATTTGTTTCTTGGTTTTCTTTTATATTTTTTAAATAAATCATTTCAATAGGTTTTTCTAATAAATCAATATTAGTCTCACTCATTTGAGATATTTTATGGATTGCTATTTGTTTTTTAGAGGTTACTTTTAAATCAGTACTGCAAACAATATCAGACAACCATAAATTGAGTTGAGGATTATATTTTGAATAAATTTCGTAATTTTTCAATGCGTGTAGTATAGTTGCGTGATCACTCGATTTTCCACGATCTTTAAAATATTTTGCCACTTGGCTTAAATTTAATCCTACATATTTATAAGCAATAACACAAAACACAGCTCTAGCTTCAATATATTCTCGCTTTCGAGTATTGTCTAATATGTTAAGTTCTGCTAACGCATTTATTTTTTGAACAATTTGGTCTAATGGTTTCATAAAGTATCTGTAATATAATAGTTATCTAAATCGGCATCATCAATAAACCACTCGGAATATCTTTGCATACCTAATTCTGTTTTCTGTTTTCCTCGTAAATAAAATTCCTCACTACATTTAAATTCCCCAATGTCAAGGCTTCCTTTGTCAAGGACAAGGAAAGTAAATTGATCATAAGTAATACCAAATAATTGGCAATAAATATAGCATTGTATATCGTAACCATATTTATTAGCACTATATTTAAATGCTTTTATGTCAGTTGTGGTTTTAATGTCGCAAATACCACCACTATTTCGTAATATGTCTGCTTTTCCACGAAATGGTATTCCTTGTATCACATCAACTTTTGGCACTTCAAATTTTGCACCATTAAGATATTGTAAAGCACATTCATTTCGTAATAACGCATCTGCAAGTCGTTCTGCATCAGATTTTTCCTTTGAGGTGTAGGCTGTACCATATTCCTCTTTAGCAAGTTTATATGCTTTTGAATTTTTAGATGCTACATCAACAAAATGGAATTGATCAAATTTCTCGGGCTCAAGGATTAAAGTATGCAATAAACGTCCGTCTCGCATACCTTGAGTTTCTTGTCCACCATATTTGTTTACATAATAGTATTTTTTAGGACTATCAACCAACAATTTGATCGATGAACTGCTTAAAACTTGGGTGTTTAGCTTACCATAGTAAAATTCGTCATTGATTGCCAATTTTTCAAGTTTNTCTTGATTTTCAATTGTTCCGTCTAATAAAGAAATGTTTTTCATTTTGTAAAATATTTAGATTTGATTTTATTCCACCATACATTGTGAGAATAAAGTTGATTAAATTCTTTTTGAGTGTAAATTTCAATCCGTCCATTAGTAATAATTGAATAAACACCACTCGGTAATTGTTTTATTGTTTTCATAAGTTAATAATTGATTTTAATTTATTTAATTCTGTTTCTAATTCTTTTATTTTTTCCTCTGATTTGCGAGAACGTAATATTGCTCTATTTTTATCGGCTCTATATTCGCTTATTGCTTTATCGTACATAAGTCGATCGTTTTGTATTTCATTAACGTAAAAAAAAACTACTGCAATTGATCGGGCAAATTCTTTAATCTCGGGGTTATCGGGTTTCATTTTTTCCCATTTTAACACCATTTCAGCACAATAAGTAAAAGCACCATAATATTCAAGGTCTTTTAGGTTGTTTATTTTTTTATTCATTGATCACTGCTTTATTATCTACAATTGTGTAAGTATGNAATAAATCGTGAATAGTCGAATATGTAAATAAATAAGAAACATTACAACAAGCGCAAATATTAGTACAATCATTTAAGGTTAATTGTCCAACAAAATATTTGTCAGATAATGCGTTGTAAAAGTTTTCTGCAATAGCAGGATATTTTAATTTTTGAGCGTTGTAAATTTCTAATGGCTCTTGTCTAAGTAATTCAAATAAGGTAGGATATTTCATAATTTTAAAGTGTATGGTTTATAAAAGGGTGGTTAAAACAAACTTTAACAACACACCACAAATTTAATTTTGTTGATGCAAAGTTATTAGCTTCCATTTCAGTTGAAAATTTTGCAGTTTTGTTGCCTTTACCTTTTAAAGTGTTTAATGTTTCTTCGTTTAATACTATAAATAAATCGGTTTTCATTGTTTTATTGTTATAATTAATAATAATCAAATATAACACTATTCCTACATATAAACAAAAGTTAATAAAGTTACTTTAAGTTTTATTTATTAAACTCGCCCATTCCTCTTTGAGTAAATAAATTTCCTTTTCTATGGTGTGTTTTCGCCAAAATGTAGTACTTGGCATTTTTTGATTGAGCATTTCTAAATTATCTAAACCATTTAACCAAAAATAATATGTTCCTTTAGGATCACTAACAAAATATATTTTTACTACATCTTGATCAAGTTCCATAAGTTTATCATATTTCTTTTTCTCAATCAATTTAGTATCATAATACTTTTTCCTAAATTTCATTTCAACTACGCATTTATTTCCTTTTGGTGTTTTACCAATCGCATCATAACATAAATTCTGATCACCAACCCATTTAAGTTCCCAACCATCAAAACTATTTAAAAACCATATTAGTGCTTTTTCAAATTTATTCGTCGTGGCTATTTTCATAGAGGTCGTTTAATTGAGCAATCCATTGATTAATCGTATTTGGGTTGCAGGTGCAAGGTTTATAAAATTTATGCTTAAAATATTTTGAGTGCATTTCGCAAACCATATTATACTCAATTTGAGATATTTTACTTTTTTTGTTCGATCTAAATTTGATCCAATCTTTTTGGTCTATTTTATCCATTTGTCCAATCTTTTTATTTCAATTTCATTCCATTGTTCCTTTCTACGATCACACCCACAATCCTCAATTCCATANATTTTTGTTATTTTTTTAACCAACCATTTTATTCCCGTGTAAATGGTTATTTTTTCAACTAAATTTCCGAGTTTCATAATTTTGATATTAGTATTTGTTTTATTCGTTTAACTCTCCTATAAATTGAGTAATAATCTATCCCCGTTTGTTTTGAGAGTTCCAACATTGATTTGTTTTCTAAAAATACAAGTTCATAAATTTTTTGATCATAAAGATGCCAAGTGCTTATTTCCTGCTTTACTAAATTTAACCTTTCCTCATATTCGTAATTTGAAATATATTTCGATATGTCTGATATTGATGGCTCATAAAATGTATTATAGGTAATTTTCTTTTTTCTGTGATAATCTAAAAATAAATTCCTTAAAACCTTAAAAATAAAATATTCATTTATTTCTGTTTCNTTATACATTATTGAAGCATCATANTTACCATTCCATTTGTGNATTTTTAAATACATATTTTGGACTATATCTTCGGAATAATTGTGCATACCAAAACTACGAACTATATTAATCCATTTATTGTGTTGGGACGCTATTACATTTAAAACATTCACCAAATAGTTATTTTAATTGCAAAAATCAAGAAACAAAAATCTAAAGTTTGGTAAAAATCTTCGGGATCATATTGTTCTATTGGTATATTACCATTAGTAACTTCCATATAGTGGTCATAATATAAAAACCCGACCACAAAACCTTTAACCCAAACCCATTGTATAGCAAAACCATTATATTGCATCGTCTTTGTCTATTAATTTAACTGCTTCATTTAAATGGTGGATCATTATGTAAAGTTCTCCAACAGCTTTTTCCAACCTTTTTAACCTTTGTTCGTTGGTTTGTTTTTTGTTTTTCATTCAATTAATGGTTTAAATTCCTCTTTTATTGGTGCATCAAGTAATTTTTCCCCGTCTATTTCAAAACCAACATTGTTTGGTATACTTGTGAATTGGATTGGTTCGTCCATTGAGGTTGGTCTCCCACCCGTTTCAACTTCTTTTACTTTTCTAACGTGGATCATAGATTTAGTCCAATCACTCGGGTGTTGAGTGTATCGGTGTATTACTATAAAATCGTCAGCACGATTGACAAATTTACCACCACCTTCAACATCACTCGCTAATGGTGGGATTGGGTGTCCAACATAATTATGCCCAATGGGGTGTTTTATTCGTAATGCTGTGGTGTTTGCGTGAGTATTTAACCAAATAGTGATCATATTTTTTTTACAAAATAAACGCATTTCAGTTGTTGCTTGATAATCATATTCGTGTCCACCAATTCCTTTCATAATTTCGGGATCTTTTATTAATGAATTATAAGGATCAATTAGTAATCCGTCATAATTCCAAGCATTTTTTACTGATTGTGCCAATTCAATTAATTTTCTATAAGTGTATAATTGGTTAGTATCAATTATTTTAAAATTTTCATTTATATAAGACAAATGTTCTTTGTATTGTTTGTCTGATATTTTATTTAGAGGTTTTTGTTCAATAAACTCAACCAATTTCCTTATTATACTATGTGGCTCATTTTCAGATGAAAAAATCAACCACCTTAATTTTTGTTTTTTGGTGTATAGTAACATCAAATAAAGGATAACTGTCGTTTTTCCTACGTTTGCGTGTCCTAAAACCACGTTAAAGTTTCCCGGTTTAAATCTTAAATAGTTGTCTATTTTAGGAAAACCTAATTTTAATCCCTCTTTAATTTCTCCCGAACGTATTTTGTCCAAATGGGAATAAGTTTTGTTTAAATCAATTAGCATATTGGTAGTGTTTTATTGTTATGAGTTAAATATATTAAAAAAAGTTGATAAAATTGCAATTAATATTTTATTTCTTGTAAATTATTAGATTTTTCAAAGTATGCCATAAATTCAATATCGTTAAATGATCCATTTCTTGGTTTTCTACCACCAATTTTTATAAGACCAATTAATTTTTCTGTTCTTGAAAATATTATTCCGTCATTACAAGCCCATAAAATAACGGATTGTTTTTTTTTGTCATTAATTTTGGTCAATTTTTTTACAGATATTGGCAATGGGTAAGCATCATTTATATTTTTTATTCTTCCTTTGACCTCTAAATTAAATACAAACCTTTCGTTGTCATAAATAGCAAAGTCTATATCATTTTCTCCAAGTTTCTTTTTATTAAACCCAAATTTATTGCATAAAAAATCAGATGCTTTATTTTCTCTATCTAAATCTTGTTTTGTTTCAAACCTCATTATTTTTTTAATTGTATAAAAAAAGGGGGTTTTTACACCCCCCTTAATTAAAATGGTAAATCACTATTGTCCTCTCGGTCAGGCATATGTGCCTCTGCTGTTACTTCGGGTTTAGCAGTAGGTTTAAAGGTTGAAAAACTTGCGTATAGTTTATCATTTTTACTTCTGCATAAGGATATCCTCGCATTACCTTTGTTGGCTTCTATTACATCTTTATGATCAATTAATAGTTGTGCCATTTTTTGTGCATTAAAGACCAAATCATATTCGATCCATTCTTGTTTATTGTCGTTGATAAAAAACCCTTCGACTAATACATTGTTACTCATTGTTTATAGATTTTAATTATTATTTTTTTTAAAACTTTCGCTTTCATCTTCGCCAAATACTCCCAATTCGTAAAAACCCGTTAATTTTAAAACAGCTCTACTCATTGCTCGTTTTTCAGCCATTTCAGCAACGTACCAACTATTTGTGTTTCCGTCTTTGAAAGTTAATCCTTTGTAAGCGCTACCAAAGGTTTGAATTTTTTTATCGTCTTTTATTGCAAGTGCTTTCATTACAGCAAAATTGGTCTCACATTTGATCACTTCNTAATCTATATAAATTTGCTCAATTGCTTGTATTTTGTCAATTCCTTGCCGAGTTATTATTGTGTAGTGTTGATGCTTAAAAAAATCATCTTTTTGAAGATTGTACTTATTATACAATTCTAATAATTTGTCTTTTTTCATTGTTTTTTTTCTAAGGTAGAGTTAGTAAAATAATTAAAACCAAAATGTTGTTTGGCAATTTCGAGTTGTGCAGTGTTAAACTCACATTTTTTCTCTAATCGGTGGACTTCGTTTTCAAGAGCTTCAATCCTTGCTCGGAGATAATCTGTCATTGGTATAAATTTTAAAGTTATATTCAAATATATGAAAAAAAGTTAATAAAAAAAAGGGATAACAAATAAATGTACCCCTTTCTTTAAACAATAAAACTTCCTACCAAAGAAGTATTAAACAAATCTATTCAAATATACTAATTAAATTTTAAAATTTCGTTTTTATAATGATCAATTATTTCTTGTATCTCAAAATTGGACAATTTTATGGTTTTTCTTGCGTCTTGCATTAATTTTTCTGATATATTCCCACCAAATTTTTTGTTCAAATATAATCCGAATTTATATTGCTCACCATATCTAAACACATTGCAACCTGCACATTGTACTTGGCAATTTTTTTCATTCCAACGAGTGTTGTAGTGTTTTCGGCTCTGAAAATGTCCACATTGTAATTTTTTCCAATGATCAATTTTACCACAAGTAAAACATTCAGTTATTCCTAATTCATTAGCGTTTCTTCGCCTAATAAATTCACTAAATACTTTATCTGCAAGTTTAACTAATTTTGATCTGCTTGGTTTTTTAGATCGCATTGTCTAAAATCTCTATCATATGTCTAATCTCAGATTTCTCAAATTTGCCCTCGATTGTTGCGTTGTAAGTTTTCAAGGTTAGCCAAAACATATCTTTATCGGCATCGTGTTTTTTTTCTACCTTACCTAATGGTTTTAATTTTAAATTGAAATTCATTTTTTGTAATTTTTCTTTTTTGGATAGTTGCACTTGTCAGTTTTTTCTTATAAATTTACATTAAATATAATAAATTATTTTTTAACAAAAATATTTACCAATTATTTGTAACAAATGCCAAATAATTACCATATAAATTAAGTTATCAATACGGGATAACTATTTTTTATTTATAGTAACCTTGTCAGCAATTTTTTCGGCACTTCTACCAATTACATAACCACCAATACCTAATTGTAATAAATTCCAAAATTCATTTTCCAACTCGGGTATTTTAAGGTCAAATAAAGGTGCTATAAATTTCACATAAATAACTATAAAACCAAAAGACAACATAAGTATTGGTCTCCAACTTCTTTGTAACCAATTACCATTTGCTTCGGCAACTATTATTTCTGTTTGCATTTTTTGTAGTTCTAATTCCTTTTGTTGGATTATTTGAACTAATTGATTTTTGGCAAGTTGTCGTTCCTCATCATTGGTAAAAATATTATCAATTACTTTACCAATTTCCTTTAATACATTACCCGTTAAAAAATTAAGTATTTTTTTCATTATTTAAATTCTGATATCCATTCGTATTCTTCTCTCGCATCAAAACTTGGACAATTTTTTTCACTAAAATAATTATGTCCATAAATTACAGATTTAGGATATAATAGTTTTAACGAACATAAAAGTTCTTCCAAACTTGCCTTTTGTTGATCATTACGAGTATCGTGCCAAGCACTATCTGATCCAATACCACCTGCATAAGCAATTCCAATACTATCATAATTTTGTCCTTTAGTGTGAGCACCCGTTTTTTCAATTGGTCTACATTCGTGAACGCAACCCTCCAAATCTATAAAAAAATGATAACCGATATCCGACCACCCTCTTTCATCAACGTGCCATTTTCGTAAATCTTCAATTGTTACATTGTGATCACTTTTAGTTGCTGTGCAGTGAACTATTATTTTATGGATCTTTCGCAAGTGCAGTCGGTTTTTAATTTATCTAAAAATATATTCCATTTATTGTGTCTGTTGCATTTTGCTTTCTCAAGCCAATTGGCAAATTTTCTTAAAATTTTTATCATATTATCCTACTATTACTTGGTGTATTTTTAATTCTGAAACGGGATCCTTTGCTAAAATATTTGTTTGAATTGCTAATCGGTCAAGTTGATCATTTGCATAACTCGGTATATCAATATAAAAATATTGTACATTTAAATAATCTGTAAGATCAGTAACCACAAAATCATAATTAAACGTCGATCCTCCAACCATACTTAATTTAATCTTATATTTGTCATTATTTACATCTCCCGTCTTATTACTAAATCTAACAATTACCCTACTTGGTTTCCTTGATGAAGTGTCTATATTTAAATCTTGTGGTGATTGAGCAACTTGAAAATTTACTCCCGAATTTAAAGTCCAAATTAAACCTCTTGTTGTTCCCTCTAAACCACCACTATTTGCACTTGCCACCCAACCTTGTTTACTTGTGCTTGAAGTGTGAAAACCATATCTTATTGGAAATATATCATTCCAAA